ACTCGTCATGGCCGCACATCCATTCGCCATGCGATAGAAAGCGGGACAGCCAAGCTGTCCGCGATCTTGGCAAAGAGAATAGGATAAATGGCGGCATTAGCTGACTAGCCGGCCCGATGCGCGTATGTTGATCGACGTTGCCGTGCCAGCGATTGTGCTGATAAACCCGCTGACCGGAAGAACATGACCTACCAATTCAGGAAACGTATATGTCTCTGCTGGCTGAAGCGTTTTGGTTTTGACAATCAAGTTATCGTTGCCGGCGGTAGCCGCCGGCGTGACAAGATTGACGCTGATCGTTGCGGGCAACGCGCTGAAGTTGGTGGCCGTAAACTTGTCAATAATCGTCTGCACGCCAACAGACGCATACTGCGTTGTCTGCGCGTTCTCAGCAATCTTTGCTGGGATGATGTTGTTAATAGAGACTGCCATGATAATCTCCGATTTACGCCGTGATGCCGGTTACAAATATTCCATCGCCACTAGAGCCAGAAACTCCTGCGGTAGTATAATAACCGGGAGCTGTAATCTGGATGCTGTTAACCAGAATCTTAGTTGCGGAACCACCTGAGAGTGCAGCAGGATCGAACAATGTTGGATCGATGGACGCTTTATTAAGAGCCGTTCCAACTGATTGGAACCCATGACTAAACGCACCACTCTTTCCACCAACGCTGCATGAAACAATAAGGCGTTCAGCATTATTTACTATAATACCCGCTGACGTGCCATTTCCGGTGTTTGGATTGTTGATTGTAGCTTCAATCTTACAATTGACAGAGCCACCATCAATTTCGACAGGCCTGTAGAAGTCCTCGATGATGACAGTGCTATCGACCTTCACGTTTGACTGTTGGCTGAGATAGATGCCTCTGTTACTGGTTCCAACACTACTAAGAAGCTGAAGGCCACCACCAACTGAGACGGAGCCAGCGTTGACGCTGCCGCTTACAAAGATGCCGCAGCTTCCAACTCCAGTGTCGTTGACTTGGATATAACCTCCAGTAATTGTGATCATACTCATAGCGTTTAAACCGTTAATTTGGATTCCATTACCATCGCACTGGTCAAACACGCAGTTGCGAAGATGTAGGTCAAGTTTTCCAGCCGCAACAGAACTGCCAGCGCCGATTACAACAACTGGATTGTCGGTGTTTACAGTTTCAAGATCATCAACAAAGATGTCAGAAAAATCGGCGTTAATAAAAAGACCAGTAGGATTAAGCAACGCAGGTGAACCGCCAACAGCAACATTACATCTATTTAAATAAAGTGAGGGATTCCCTCCAGCCAGAATTGCAGGAGCGCCTTGCGGCCAAAATGCGCGGAAAAAGTCGTTTCCTCCGCCATAAGCAATTGAACGAAATACAGTGCAATCATCAACCTTGGTATAAACTGCACCATAGAAATAGAAGCCGATGATAGCTTCCCATGCCGCGCAATTAGTAATTTGGCAATTCAGCACATATTGCACAAGCCAAGCCTTGACTGCGCTGCTTTCGCTGCCCGGCGCTGGCGGTGTTAGCCCACTGCCCCATCTAGCGCATAGTTTCTCAACGCTGATGTTGCGATAATACGCGCTGGTACCGCCAGAAGGTGCGGTGTCAGGCCCTACCTGAATAACATTCTTGGCTACATTGTTGCAAACAATACGAGTGCCGGTTCCGGTGTTATATCCATCAGAAATGACTTCACCACGGATTGTGCGATATTCAACATTAATTTTTAGCGTATCGTTAGTCCAATAATCGGCGCGACGAAAATTAACGACTGAGCAAAGTATTTGACATGCCTGAAACGCAACTACGTTTGTGGCAGGAATGCTTCCAGAGTTGCTATTGTACACAGCGCCGAACCATTCTGGGTAGCCATTGATATTATCCCAAACGCGCTCCCAAAAAAAGTTGGTGGTATTGGATGGGACGTAAATACCTTGCTGCGGATCGCTAGGTGCAGTGCCAGCGCGGCAAATGAATTGGCCTTCGCGCCCTATGTCGGTAACAAACACAATGCTGTCAGCCGACGGCGAGATTGACGGTAGATTGGCAATTGTCGTGGTAACAAACGACGCTATGCCGGGGATGTTATCCATCGTCCATATATCGACGTTTGCCGCTGTTTTAAGACTGAATTTATATGTATCGGACGAGTTGAGCCATACTTCCGATGGCGGGCGCCCCGCAGAGTTAAGGACAATCGGGTTAGCGTTGGCGGTTACGCCGCTTGCGGATGTGTATGTCACTGCGGGCGTGGCCGTGCCTGCCGCGTAGGTATACAAAAGACCGCCCGACAAAGGGACGCCGTTGCTATCTGAGAACTGCCATCCGGCCCCTGCCAACGGCGAAAGATTAACGGTCACTGTTTAATTTCCCTTCCATTAACGCTATTTTATCCTTGTAAGATGAAATAACATCGTCAGTCCACGCAGCCCTAGCCACAGCCTGCACATTTTGAGGCATCTCACTTATATCACTACCCGGTGCGAATGACCAGCGGTGGAATGTTTGTGCCATGTTTTTCCCTTTACAGCCTGCTGGTGGAGTAGCAGTATTGACGCCAGAACCCGCCACCGTCGCAAAACGCAAAAAATGTTCCATTATCGGGTAGGGTAGTGCCAAAATCAGACCCACCGGGACTGGAAAGTGTCACGTTACCGCCGCTGACGTTGGAAATTGCAAATCCTTCGCCACTACTAAAGCCGCTAGACGGGAAGGTGATGGTGATGCCAGAGGTGACAATCAGTATGTTTGTGCCGTTGTCGGCGCTCCCTAGCGTCTTCGACGACGTGAGGACGTTCTGGCCGTTAGACCGCACGCCAGTAGCGGGAGTCAGCCACGTTGGTGCTGCGCTCGCGCCCTGCGACGAAAACACTTGGCCGCTTGCACCGTAGGTAGCACCGCCGATGCCAAACTGACCAGATGCTCCAATCTGGAACCTTGTAAGCGCGTTGGTATTAAACTTTAGTAATCCGGTTCCATTTGCTTGCAATGTTACTTCGGTAGCTGACGCAGCCAGAAAACCCCATTGAGCAGTTACGCCGCTATCAGTAAATTGAATAGCCCCGGCTCCAGCCGTTGCGTTTCCTCGAATACGGAAAGCATACCCAAGAGTTGGCGTTGTGTCGCCGGACAAAATATCAAGCGTGTAGCCTGGCGTTGTCGTGCCGATACCTAAACGGTTAGCACTGTTATTCCAAAACAAATTAGCATTGTTTTGACTATAGACGCCCGACGCCCCAGCAAATACGACAGAGCCAGCCGTAAATGCCGTTGCAGTGCCTGTGCCGCCATTAGCAACAGGCAATGTGCCTGTAACTTGCGCTGTAAGATTGATGCCAGATAACGTCCCGCCAAGCGTGAGAGAACCGCTTGACGTCACAGTCCCCGTCAGCGTTAAACCATTGACAGTTCCAGTGCCGCTGACGCTGGTGACAGTGCCGACAAACGCGTCATTGGATGTGATTGTAAAGCTGGGATAGGTTCCCGCAATGGATGTTGTCCCAGCGCCTGAGAGCGACACAATTTGGTCTGGTGCGGTGTTTACCACCGTGATTGATCCAGAGGATGTAATCGGGCCACCCGAAACGCTTATCCCTGTCCCCGCCGTTAAGTTTACACTTGTCACTGTACCGACAAAGGCCTCGTTTGAGGTAATTGTGAAACTAGGATAGGTTCCGGTAACAACAGTCGTTCCAGCGCCAGTCAGTGAAACTATTTGATCTGGCAATGTGTTTGTAATTGTGATTGAGCCAGACGCATTAGCAATGCTTATCGCTGTCCCTGCTGACAATGTTGAAAGCGTATACCCAGCAGCATTGCCTATCAGCAACTGACCATTTGCAGGAGTCGCGGTTAGTCCAGTGCCGCCATTGGTGAACGCAAGAGTCCCCCCAAGTACAAGCGTGCCAGAGGTAGTGATAGGTGATCCGCTAAATGTTAGGCCAGTCGTGCCACCTGATGCAGCTACAGATGTAACTGTTCCCCCTAACGAGGGTGGCGATATTGCGGTTGCGTTGTATACTTCGTCTAGTTGCTGTTGCAGCGTAGTCAGCAACGATGATGTATCCGGCTGCGTATCCGCTGCGTCCGATGTTGCTTGCGTAGATGTCAGCAACGACAAAAAGAACCTATACCATTCACGGCTAATGGCCCCTGTGCGGTCATCAATGACCGCGACGCGGGGCGGCGTAAGCTGCGTGGGGTTAGGCGGCGCGGAAGCCATTAGGCGCTTGTCCCTGACAACAGCAATTCAGCCCCCATGATGTATATGCGTACAGGGTCAGTACCTGAGATTTCATACACACGGTCGCGGATTTTCATGGTCGCGCCAAGGCGGCGCCAGATTGTGCGTTTGCCGAACTGACCTATCGCGCCCATCGACTTCCAATGCTCGTTAGACCATGTATGCCCGCCGTCGTCCGACCAACGCAACATGACTTGCGGATCGCTACCTTGGCCGTCGTTTAAGCCAACGCCTGTTTCGCAGTCAAGCTGTAAGGCGTGCTGGATAGTGCGCGCAAGGTTGTTGGCGCCCGTTGGCAGCGCGCGCCAAGACCGTAGCCATTTTTGAGTTTGGCCGTTATCTGCGTAGACTTCAAGGTCAAACTTGTAAATGTTACCATTTTGGTAGTCGCCTACAACTATGTTTCCGTCAAAACTACACATGTTGTCAGCGCGATGGCGAGTAAACTGACCGTTGTCAAACCCTGCGCGTTCGTGCCATGCGCCTGTAGCTACGTCAAATACCCAACTTGTGTTGGCGGACGGAAAGTTGAGAACGTAAAAGCTGTGGCCGTCTTGCTGATATGTGTAGCCAGTTGCAAATTCCATGTTGCCATATTCTTGCATTTGCCATTCAATAGCATGGGTAGATATTCGCTGACCGATATACCCAGAAGCACGGTAAACAATACCTTGACCGCGGGCGTCTTGGCCCAGCCAATAAATTTGATTATCCATCTTGGCGACAGAAGCGGGCGCAGCGCAACCAAGTTCATTGAACGCACCTTGGATGCGGACCAACGGAAAGTCAGTTAGCCCAGCGTTGTACCAAACTTCGGTCGTGTCGGTGCCAAACACCCATAGTTCGCGGTGGTCGGTCAGCACCGCGACCACGCCGTCTGGCGAACCTTCAGCGCTGGCAAAATCTAGCGGGTCAACGCTTGTGCCGTCCAGCAGTTGCGTCACCCATATTTTTTGGCTGTTAGGCTCGTTAAATACAAAATAGCCGTCAAAATAGGAAACGGTTACCGCGCCGGGGAAGTCAGGATCGGTAATCTGTTGAAAGACGCCTGTAAGTTCGTTGTATATGAATCCATCAGGGTCGGCGGCGATAAAAATCTGCGTGCCGTTATCTGCGATAGATACGGGGCCAGTGCCACTAATATTGCCGATAAACTGCGGCGCGGTGGTCAAGCCAGTTAGCCTGTACATTTCGTTGCCGGACACAACGTAAAAGTCTTTGCCGTTAGTCTGGTGCGCCCAAAGCCCCCGAATAGGGCCGGTGCCAATTGTTTGCAAAAATTGAAGGCCGGGGGCGCGCTGAAGAAAGGCAGGCTCCTTGCCGCCTTCAGGCACCACTTCGGGAAACAAGTTTACCATGCGCGCGGCGGCGGCGTTTACTGAACGAGCCACATACGCTGAACCCAAAATCGGTGTCTTCATTGCCGCGCGCCCCTTATCCGTACATCTACTTTGCGGCCTTGGCCCGGCGGTATTTTTCTACTCGCGTAAGAACGTATAACGCCATACGGCCCCATCATGGAGCCGCCTTCGGTATTCCAGCCGCTAGGGTTAAAGTCGTAACTATCAACAATACGCAACCCATCGGGCGTTTGAGCCGCGGTAAATTGCCCCAGCGTAGTTTGTATTTGTCCAATAGGGTCAAATTGCGAAGATAAACCGGGTA